TATTTTTACGTTGCTGTTGGCGACAAAGGCGAAGGGATTATACATGCCGAAACATTGTTTGATAAAAACGACATAAAATTTTTACTTTTAAAAAAAGCAAAAAAATACTATAGAACATATTTGGAAGCGAAAAAACATTTAAAAACGGACTATGAGGATTTAAAGGGAGAATAAAAATGAAAAAATATGAATCAATTAATTGAGATAAAGGACGACATAACCAATGGTTAGATACAGGCGTTGTACCTGCTGTAAAAAGATAAAACGTATAGTCAGCGGCTTTGAAATACCATGTATACATAAAAGCTTTGAGCTTTGTGAGGAATGCAACAAAAAAGTAATGGAAAACTTTAGAAAGACGGTGAAGAAAAATGACTAAAGAAGAACTAATGAACGCTATATCGGGTTTACCTGCTGAAACACAAGTTTATAAAATAGACAACTATACAGACCTTGACCACTCGAGCGGACGTAGCTTGTTTAGCGTCATAGTCGTTAACGAGCCTGACAGTGAACCTATTATTTATTTGAGGTGAAGAAAAATGACTAAATTAAAACCTTGTCCGTTCTGCGGTAGCAAAGCTAAGATGGAAAGAACGCCAATTAATCCTTATTATTATGTGATCTGTACAAATCTAGAATGTGACGCAACTGTTGGGAGATTTCAGCCAACAGAAGAAGAAGCTGTAGCAGTATGGAACAGACGGGACGGTGAAGAAAAATGAATCAATTGTTTATAAGTGTTACGGTACTTTGGATGATAGCTTGTTTTGTAATGAGTACAATATCTAAATAGGAGCGTGAATAACAATGCCATATACTATAACGATTTATTTGAAATCTGACAACGATATTTACATGAAATTTGGTGCAGAATTCAGTAAATTCATTTCTGAGACAGACTTAAACCATTGGGAAGAAACAGCTATAAACGCTTTAATAAGCATGAGCGGTGGCACAAAAGCTATGATAATTAGCAAAAGTGAACATGAAGAAAATATAGACGAAACCGAGAGCATTCCAGAAGATGATTAGTGCTAAAGGAAGAGGGAGAATAAATAGCATGGATTTTATTTATTTACTAATGAATTGTGTCGTTACAGCATCTATTATTGTGGCTATAGCGTCAGCTTTTTGGTTTATATTGGTACTTCTGACTGACAGCAGTGACAGACATAGTAATTTATATGTCATTACTTGCACTATAGGGGCTGTAACACTTATGTTATTTGGAATAGCATTGCTCACAGATAAAGGAGTGTAAAGAAAATAATGCGTGAAATATTATTTAGAGGTAAAGGAATAAATGATAAAGAATGGCGCTACGGCTTTTATACAGAACAGCAGGGATACCCTTACATAACACCGGATGGAGTGGCGATGTATGAAATTGACGCTAATACCGCAGGGCAGTATACAGGCTTTGTCGATAAAAATGGCAAGAAAATATTTGAGGGCGATATCGTCTGTATGGACGACTGGATACCCCCATGTATGCAGGTAGCTTATGCACAGGGAACTTTCTACTTAGCGGAAATTGGAAAACCAGTTAAATATTATGGTGACATTTATTATTTAAACCATGGTGGGAACCCTTGTGCAAAAGTTATCGGCAATATCTATGATGATTTGAGCTACTAAAGGAGCGGTGAATAAAAATGGAAGAAGAACAATGCCCTTGTGATGATTGTGACGCTACCTGTGATTACTGGGACAGTAAATACTGCTGTATATATTGTCGTTGGCAGTATGGAGACATTGAACCTGACTGTGAGAATTGTGACCCGATGGATATTTGAGAGGACGGTGAATAGATAATGAGATTAATAGATGCCGACGCCCTGCGTCGGCGGAAAGAGTTGCGCTTCGGCTTAATGGCAGCAATCACTACTATTCAATTTTTAATAGACGAAGCCCCTACAGTAGAAGAACGTAAGCATGGGCATTGGATAAGACATAATAATATCATTGCTTGCAGCGAGTGTATTTGGGATATGTATTGGGAAGAAAGAAATACAGAATTAAATTACTGCCCATATTGCGGGGCTATTATGGACGGTCAAGCTATATGTGATGATTAAGGAGTGAAGACATGAATTATCCTGATCTAATAAAATGGATATTTGAATTTGTATATGAACATTGGATATTAACGTTTTTGTTTATATTAGCTTTAAGAAGGTTCAGTATTTTTACAATAAATCTATCAGATAAGAAGGGCGATACAAATGTTATTAACAATAGAAAGCAAGTTTAATATAGGTGATAATGTACATTTGCCTAAGGGAGAACGTAAAGTACTTGGTGTTAAATTAGATTCTAAAGGTATCTTATATTTGCTTGAAAGTGCAGACGGTACGAGAGAATGGGTGCAAGAATATTGGGTTGTTGTGGGCGAACAAGAGCATAAACACGGAGAGTTTGAGGAGGCTATTTTGAACCAACTCGTAGAAGACAGTATGAATCCTTTTGGAGCATTATTTAGGCGATTTAGAAAGCAAAGCTAGAAGGAGACTGATATGCTAATAGAACTGTTACGAAAGCATACAGAGTGGTATTTTTTGAATAGGAAATATATTCAGAAAGCTGTTGATGATGAAAGAGAGCAGCGTACTGCAAAGAAAGGGCATACTGGGGGTGGAGGTCATGCTTTTATCAGTAATCCAACAGAAACATCTGCACTAAAGAATATTGAACCGATCAAGATGATTTCGTGGGGACAAGACCCTTATCAAACTATAGTAATAAATCCTGAAGCATGGCTTGAAGTAATAGCTGAGACATATAAGGTTCATAAGAAACAAGCAGCAGGAGATGCTATGTTCCAGCGTTATGAATATAATAAGTCGCCAGGAGTAATTGCTGGACTAAAAGGTATGAATAGAGATACTTACTACGAGCTTCGCGAAGAGTTTTTAAACGATGCTGTCGTTTTAGCACTCGAAAAAAATTTATTGAGAATTAAAAATGTATCCGACAAATTACCTGTTCTGATGAGTTAAAATAGTATTATAAGTAAGTAGGCTTACAACAAGCTTGGTGAAACGTTCAAGCTTAGCGCTTGGACATTACCCGTGTAGCTCAGATGGCAAGAGCGATTGACTTTTAATCATTTGTCGCAGGTTCGAGTCCTGCCACGGGTAGTTTGGCATAGATGGGGAACACCTATCCACGCTTAAAGGCGCGTGTGCTGGACAGGTAATCTTCCAGCTGCCGCCCTGCCGTTGGGGTAATACAGCGGCTTATTTATTGGAGTGTGATTAAATGTTAGTAAAAGAACTAATAGAAAAGCTCAAGGAAATGCCTCAAGAGGCACTAGTGATGCATGATTATGATTGTGAACTTGTTCCTGTAGATAAAGTGGAAACGTATTCATTTGAAGGAACTATAGCTGTGGAACTGTCTACAGATTGGAATAAGAATAACTTAGTCTACATGAATAATTCGGCGTTGAAAAACCGATAAAACACGGTAATATACATCAAAATTTAGCATATAACTTAATATAAAGGCACTTAACTTCGGTTAGGTGCTTTTGTATTTGCAAAGGTGGTGAAGGAGATATGGCTGCATTAAAAGATCCAAGGCAGGAGAAGTTTTGTCGGCTTATGGCTGTAGGTGGTAAAACGCAAGAGCAGGCAGCCATAGATGCAGGATATTCAGCGAAAAGTGCTAGGCAGGCTGCGTCAAGGCTGTTAACAAAGGCGCACATTGTTGACAGGGTAGCAGAACTTCAAACTGTTACTGAAGAAAAAATTGCAGATGAACAGAAGGATATTATAGATGAACTTAGCAAATTAAGGAAGTTCTGGCTAGAAGTGATAGACGATAAAGAAGAGCGTATGAATAATAGGCTTAAAGCATCTGAGCTATACGGAAAATCAATAGCAGCGTTTGTTGAAAAACGTGAAGTCAGCGGTAAAGATGGAGAACCTATTACATTTCGCTGGGCTGGTGATGACGGTTGAAAGTAATAACGATACCATACAAGCCAAGACCTCTTTGGAAAGATATAATCCATCCTGCGCTTGATAAATACCGTTTCGCTGTTATAGTAGCGCACAGACGTTATGGCAAGACCGTAGGAATGATAAACGAATTGAGTAAGAGCGCTATTAAGAATACGCTTATAAGTCCTCAGTTCGCATACGTGGCACCGTTTAGAAATCAAGCTAAGATGATTGCCTGGAACTACTTGAAATATTACACAAGCGCAATTCCAGGAAGAAAGGTTAATGAAAGCGATCTGTTTATAGAACTGCCGTCGAAGCATAAAAATGCTGTTGGGGCAAGGATATATATTATAGGCGCAGATAAGCCTGATGCCCTTCGCGGTACTTACTGGGACGGCGTTGTCCTTGATGAATACGCTCAAATAAAGCCTGAATTATGGGGCGAAGTAATACGGCCGGCATTAGCTGATCGTAAGGGGTTCGCATATTTCATCGGAACGCCTAAAGGACAGAATCAGTTTTATGAGATATACCAAAGAGCTCAACGCAGCGAGGAATGGTTTACCTGTCTTTATAGAGCTGATGAAAGCGGTGTACTGGACGAAGCAGAACTTAAATCTATGATGGAAGATATGACGGATATAGAAATACGTCAGGAGCTTTATTGTGATTTTACTGCATCGGCTAGTAATGTTGTTATTCCTATTGATTTGGTTACGGAGGCAGCACACAGACTGCTTACAGAAAAAGATGTGCAGGGTGCTCCAGTTATTCTTGGTGTTGATGTAGCCAGATATGGTGATGACAGATCTACTATTTTTAAGCGACAGGGACTGTGGGTAGATGAGCCTTTAGTTTACAAAGGCCTGGACACTATGGATATGGCGGCAAGAGTTATTGATGCGATGATCAGATATAAGGCCGATATGACTTTTATTGACGCCGGAGTCATGGGGGCTGGAGTTATAGATCGAATTAAGCAGTTGGGGTACAACAATATCAGTGAAGTTTACTTTCAGGGCAATGCACTGCATGAACAGCGTTTTGAAAATATCCGTGCTGAGATGTATTTTAAGATGCTTGAATGGCTCAAGTCTGGTGGTTCTATACCTGATATGCCGGAATTAAAAAGCGAGCTTAGTATTGTAGAGTATAAGTTTAGTAAACATGGCAAAATCATTTTGCAGCCTAAAGAAGAAATTAAGGAAAAGATTGGTAAAAGCCCCGATCTTGCAGATGGCCTTGCTTTGACTTTTGCAAGGCCTGTTTATCCGAGGTTGAAACCGGGTGATCCTGGGTATGGCCGTAAGATGATGTGCAATACAGATTATTCGATATTTTAAGGAGTGATAGTATGGGAATTTTTAAAAAAGTATTTGGCGGCGGTAGCATTAGAATGCCAGAAGTTGTTGAAACGCCTCCGGCGCCTACTACGGTAACCAGTACAGAGACAGGAACAGAAACAGATCCGGCAAAGAAAAATAAAAGGCGTGGTTTTGCTTCTACGCAAGTGTCGTCTGATCGCAATACTATTGCAGGCAACGCTACTGGCAGAAAGACTTTAGGTTAGGGGTATTGAAATGGCTAAAGCTAAATTAAAGCAAAAAGAAATTGAAACTATAGCAGCACGAGCGCCGGCAGAAACACACCCAGCAGATGGGCCGTCTTTAAAAAGCCACTGGCCAGAGAAAAGAAAACTGATTAGAAAGATGAGAGATCTTTATGAAAAAAGACTTGATTATGAAATTCGTTGGAAAGCGATTAGAGATTATCAGTTGCCGTTTATAGGCGAATTCGATAATACGGCAGATAAAACTAATCCTGCCCGCAGACGTGATCTGGAAATTGCTCAGGGCGTTGCATGGTTGGCCGCACAAGTATTTGCTGCAGGAGTAATGAGCGGTTTAACCCCTCCTAGTCGTCAGTGGTTCAAATTAGGGTTTAGCAATAGTGCGATGAGTGGTGATATTGAAGCCACGAGAGTGTTGGATATCAGGCAAGAAATAGTATCTGCGGTGCTTTCAAAGAGTAATTTTTACAATAGCATACATTCGGTGTATCTTGAGTTGCCATTTGGACAATGCCCAATGGCAATTTTTTATGACCCGAGTACGGGTATTAGATGTGTACCTATGACTATTGGGACTTATGCTCTTGGTGTAGACGGCTTTGGCAAGGTGCAGACATTCGCTCGAAAATATGAAATGTCATTAGCACAGATAGTTGATTGTTTTGGACAGGAAAGCCTGCCTCAACATTTGCAGCAGCAAGCGACTAATGGTACTGGACTTGATAAAAAGCATACTGTCAATTGGCTTGTTGAACCAAATGACAAACGCCTGCCAGGATATATGGATAGGTTGAATATGCCTTATAGGTCTGTGTATTGGCTTGATAAATCGCAGGATAATGAATTCTTATACGTTGGGGGGTTTGAAGAATGGGCCATACCAGTTGCAAGGTATCTTGTAAACGGGCTTGAACCGTACGCTAAAGGGCCAGGTTGGTTCGCTGAAGGCGATAGTAAAGCACTTCAGACTATGAAAAAAGATTTGCTTACAGCTATTGAGATTGGGGTTAAACCTCCAATGAAAGGACCGGCTTCGCTGCTGAACAACGGTGGTATTAATCTTATTCCTGGCGGGATGACAGCTGTGGATGACCAGTCGCAGCAGTTCGTTCAACCGCTGTTCCAGGTCAATTTAGATATTGACCATGCTTCTCAGGAGATCATTCGCACGGAGGACGCAATCAAAAGGCACTATAGTGCAGATTTATTTTTGATGCTTGATAGTGTTGATAACGGGCAAATGACGGCACGCGAGGTCATGGAACGCACACAGGAAAAGTTGCAGCAGCTAGGGCCTGTAGTCGAACGGTTACAGGATGAGTTCCTAACGCCGATTATTGTTAGGATATACAACATCCTCGAAAGGTCTGGAGCATTCCCGCCGATACCACCTGAGATCCAGGAACGTATAAGCGATGAGGATATTAAAATTGAGTATATTTCCCCGTTGGCGCAAGCGCAGAAAATGAGTGGACTTGTTAATATCGAACAGGCTCTTGCTACTACGCTGCAGATGGCGCAGGCTTGGCCGGAAGTGCTCAAGAAGGTTGATCCTATAGGAACACTGTCCAAATACTTTGAAATGCTTGGTGCTCCCGCTGCTATGCAACGTAGCGACGATGATGTTAAGAAGCTTATTGAGCAAGAACAGCAGGCATTACAAGAGCAGCAACAGACGCAGGAAGCAATGGCTCTTATGCAGGCAGCAGCACCGGCAGCACAGGCGGCAAAGAACATGACTGAGGCTGCAAATGATGGTAACCCAGCTATGGCAGCTTGGTTAGGCATGGGAGGCGGCGCAGGTGAGGTATAAGAGTATTACAGATGCGGATAGCCGGCAAGCTAAATTGCAGGCGTTCTTTCAAAGAGAGCTTCGCAAACGCGATCAGGATGCACTATCAACTATCTTAAATAGCGAAAGCGGACGCTGGTTTTTAATGCGATTGCTTGATAAAACAAAAATCAATATAGATAGTTTTACCGGCAATTCACAGACCTTTTATAACGAGGGTATGAGAAAAGTCGGTTTATTAATTCTCGATGATATTAAGAGTCTTGGTATTTCTGGAGTAGAGCTCAAACAAAAGGCTGAGCTTGAATATATAAAAACTCAAATCAAAGCGCAGGAAATTGCTGCCGAACAATTGGAAGGAGACGATGACTAATGGAAGATGTAACTAACACGAGTGCCAACGATAACACGCAGGGCACTGAAGTAGTTGAACAGCAGAAAGAGGTTCAACAGGAGACACAGTCTGCTGATACCCTTCTTGGTGGTAAAGCAGAAACTCAACCACAGGAAGAAGCTGAACCAATTGCTTATGACTTTAAAGAAACTATTTCCGCTATGAATGACTTTGAGTTCAGCCAGGAAGAGAGCGATAAGTTCGTAGAGGTCATTAAGGATATGGGGCTTAACAATGAGCAGGCTAACGCTATTGTTAAGTATGGCGGCGAATGGGGTAAAGGCATCGCAGAAGCTGCTATGAATGCTGTTATAGAGCAGCGAAATACAGAAGTTCAAAATTGGGGTGAGACTGCAAAGAAAGAACTTGGGACAGAGTTTGACAGTATCATTAGTCTTTGCGGTCTTGCGGTGGAACATGTAGAGAAAGCGGTTCCTGGTATCAGGCAGGCGTTAAACGAAACAGGCGCAGGTAACAGAATTGAAGTTATCCGCGCTTTTTCTATGCTCGGAAAGTTTTTGGAGAGTGACCCGGGTAAAGGCGCTGACGCTCCTGCCGCACAGGGAAGCAGCCTTGAAAAATTCTATGACAAAACAGATTTTAGTAAATTAAAATAAGAGAGGATGAATGAATAATGGCAGTTTTAAATCAATTGGCATATACCTTAGCTGATTGGAGGGGAAGACTTGACCCTTCCGGAAATGTAGATGATATTATTGAGGTATTGTCTCAATCTAATCCAATTTTAGAAGAAATGACTTTTATGGAGGGCAATCTTCCTACTGGGATCGTGACTACTCAACGTACAAAAGTTCCTGAACCTTCTATCCGTCGTATCAATACTGGTGTTCCTTATAAAAAGAGCGGAGTAAAACAGATTAATGATACGACTACTTTATACGAAAATCGTAATAAGATGGATGTAGAGCTTTTGCGTTTGCAGAATGATCCTGCAGCTTTCCGTTATAGCGAGGATCTAGCATTTGTAGCCGGCTTTGGTGATCGTATTGCTAAAGATGTTATTTATGGCGGACTTAGCGAGGTTCCGGATGAATTTAACGGGTTCGATATCAGACATCGTTATTTTGGCAATGGTGATGATCCGACGGCTGAAGGCTATACTACTCTTAATGCTGGCGGCGGTACCAAAAATACATCTATTTATTTTGTAAATTGGGGAGAACGTACATGCTCAGGCGTGTTCCCTAAAAATGGTAGTGCTGGTTTGAAGAAAGAAGATCTTGGACAACAAACTACAATAGCGGATGACAGAACTGAATTTGAAGCTATGATTACGAAATGGACTTGGAATGTAGGCCTGACTATTCGTGATTATAGAGCTGTAGGAGCTATTCGCAATATTGATGCAGCACAGTTTGCATCTGCAACTTCTGCTCAAAAGCAGAAGATTATTGAGAATGTTATTCGCGTTCATGACCGGTTGAGAAATCCTGACAGTGTTATGATGTACTGTTCTCGCAGCATGTATACTCTGTTCAAACTGTGCTTGATCGATAAAAATAACGTTCATGTTGAAATGGAAACGCTGGCCAATGGCATTAAAGTATTAAATGTAGATGGTATGCGTGTACGTAAACTTGACTGCATTCGTGAAGACGAAGCTAAAATTGAAGCGTGAGGAGTGAAAAATAATGAGATTAGATAAGGAAAATATTTTCTTTGAGAAACCTGCTGCAGAATTAGTTGACGGTGTTCTTGGCGATATTATCGCTATGGGCGGCGGAGGCAGCATAAATCCAATGTGGCTTTATGTAGGACCGAAGCTTGAAAGCGGCAGTGTTGTTTTAACCTTGGAAACTGCTGATGATGAAGCGTTCAGCGAGGCTGTAGCGCTGGGAAGTTTTACTCTGGACGACAATGCTCCTGTACGAGCTAAGGTGCCTTTGGGAGTAAAAGAATACCTGCGCATCAAAGCTAGTGATTCCAGCACTCCAACTAATGCAACTGCCGATAAAATTGTTGCGGCGCTCGCTGTAGATGTGGATTTTAAATGATTTTAGATAGTAATGGTAATACTGTAATGCCGGGTAGAAAGCTTGAAGATATGTCGGCCAATGAATTAAGAGCTAAGCTCTATAATGCCGATGTTAAATATCCGGCAAATGCCAGTAGACAAGATTTGATTAGGCTTATTAGAGAAAATATTAAATAACACCTATGTAGTCATGTGACGACTATGTACAAGCACTTAGGGACGTCTTTAAGGCGTCCCTATTTTAATAAAGAGGAAAATAACATGGAGGTGTTTCCGTGATGAATAATACAGATATTTGCAATATGGCCTTGGCTTATTTAGCTAAAGGCCGCATTTCTTCTATTGACGAGAATAACGAACTTGCAAGGCAGTGCAAGCTGTTTTATGACCATAGCCGAAAAGGTCTATTGCGTGAATATAGCTGGGGCTTTGCCAAGAGGATTATTAGGCTTGCAGAACTGGATGCTTCAAATCCTGATTGGAAGTATGTATATGCATATCCAGAAAAATGTGTGTGTGCAAGACGTATTTTTAATGAGAAAGAGACTGTAAACAGCTTGGATAAAGATAAGTATGATTTGTTTTTGATTAGTGATAATACGCAGGCTATAGGATGTGATGTGTACCAAGCATATTTGGAGTACACATATGACGCAGAGGATGCAGAGCTTTTCAGTTCTGATTTTGTTGAGGCGTTGGCGAGGATGTTAGCTTTTAATATTTGCTTACAGTTAAATGGCAATGGGACTATCCAGCAGACACAATATCAACTGGCACAGGCAGCTCTTAGCAGGGCAAAATATACTACGGCCGCTGAACGTCAGGATAAGTTGGACTACCCTGATAAATACTCTACTGCGAGGATGTGAACTTATGGCTAGAGGAAGTGGACCAAATCCTTTTTATGTACTGCAGCCGGCATTTACTGCAGGAGAGATATCTAATGCGGTAGCTAACCGCGTTGATCTGGATAAATATCAGTATGCGCTTTTGACTGCTGAGAATTGTTATATTCGCCCTTATGGGCCCGTGTATCGTCGCAGCGGAACTGTTTACTGTATTGCTACAAAATATGCTGATAAGAGATGTATTCTGGCGGGGTTTAATTTTACTGACGATATTAATTATTTGCTTGAAATAGGGGATCAGTACATCAGAATACATAGAAACGGGGAATATCTTGGTATAGAGATAGTAACTCCTTTTACAGAATCTGATTTGGAAAAATTAAGATTTGCTCAGTCTGCGGATGTTATATACATTACGAGCGGTAGTTATCCGGTGAAACAATTAGCAAGATACAGCGAAACGGACTGGAAGTTTGGCGATTTTGAAATTACTCATGCTTATTTTGAAGATGAGGTTATGATGGATTTAGTTGAGAGCGCTGTTTATACGTCTCCTGGTGATTATACGTATACAGTGCCAAAAGATGGCCGCTACACAATAGAAGTTGCAGGTGCTGGTGGCGGTGGCAGCGGTGTGGCAAGGAAAGCAAGTGATAAACAAAGCTCTGGCGGGACTGGCGGCCGTGGTGGATTTTACAGTTTTGATATGGATTTGACCGAAGGTGATAGTTTTCCTGTAACCGTAGGAGCCGGAGGAAAAGGCGGAGCCGTACATTATGGAGCCGGTTATGGTAATGCTGGCGGCAACGGTGGAAGCAGTAGTGCTTTTGGCTGGGTAGCGCAAGGCGGTGGAGGAGCTACTGCGGCTTATTCAGAAGAGCATGGAGCAAAAAACGGAAGTGATGGAATCAATTATGGCAATGGTGGCATTGGCGGTAAGAAAGGCGTTGCTTATGATGATAACAATCTTTCAGGGACAGATGGGGCAAATGGCTGGGTTACTATAGCGTTTCAGGATAATCCGAAGGTTACATCGTCCAGTACAACAGGCACTGTGACCATTACAAGCAATAGGCCTATCTTTAACGAGGGATTGATTGATGGTAATATTAGGCTGACACATGAGGTAGAATCGTCCTCGGTAGAATTAAATTTGAAAGACAATGCTAAAGGAACGACTGGAGCGGTTGTCGTTGGAGAAAGCTGGAAGGTTATTTCCGGTGGAACGTGGACTGGAAGTTTTCAAGTGCAAAAAAGTGAGGATGGTACAACGTGGAAAGAATATCGTAAATATTCTGCTACAAATAATTTTAATGCTACTGAAAGCGGTACAGTAACAGATACAACTTATTTGAGAATAGAAGCTTCTATAACAAGCGGTGATCTGACTGTTACGCTTACTGCACTGCCGTATACTAAAGACGGCACAGCTAAAATAGTTAGTTATATCGACGAATATAATATTAAAGCTATGGTAAACGAACCGTTTGGTTCTACAGAAAGTACTACTACTTATGCTTTTGGGGCTTGGAATAGCAATTTCGGTTATCCAAAAACGGTATGTTTTTTTCAAGACAGACTTTGCTTTGGTGGAAATAATAAAAGACCGTATATGGTTTGGATGTCTAGAAGCGGTGATTATCCTAATTTTGGCGTAGAAAAGGTCAGTGGTACAGTAACAGATGATAGTGCTATTGCCGCTTCGTTTATCAGCAGGAAACAATTTGATATTTTACATTTAATTCCGTCTGTGGATTTGCTTGTTTTAACGCAGGGCAATGAATGGATCGTTTCAGGGAGCGAGGTCGTGACACCGACGAATATCACACCGAAGATGCAAACTACCAGGGGCTGCAGCAATTGTGAGCCGCTTACAATTGGCAATAGAATTGTATTCGTACAGGGACGTGGTTCGACAGTGCGGGATATGGGCTACAGTTTTGAAACCGACAGCTATGGCGGTATGGAATTGACGATACTGGCGGGACAAATTATAAAGGGACTTTCGATTACTGATTCTGCTTATAAGCAGGAGCCGGACAGCATAATTTACTTTGTGCGCAGTGATGGTACGATAGCGTGCCTGTCTTACATAAGAGAACAGGAAGTATATGCATGGTCAAGAATTATTACTGACGGTGAATTTGAAGCTGTAGTGAATATTCCTGAAGGTGATGAGGATAGTGTATATGTTGTTGTTAAACGTGTGGTAAATGGAGAAACTGTCCGTTATATTGAGCGGTTTGACAATAACTATGACGGTGATGCTCCGAATGATTATGTAATGTTAGATTGTGCTAAAAAGTATGATATGGATGAGGCGACTAATATTGTAACAGGGCTTGGTCACCTTGCTGGCAATAATATTACTGTTTTAGGTGATGGGCGTGTATTGAGAAATTATAAAGTGCTTGATGACGGTACTGTTGAATTACCTATACAAATTAAACGTGCGGTTGCAGGTCTACCGTATACTATGAATATTGAGCTTCCTAATGTTGAAATTCAATTACAGGACGGAACTATGCAGGGCAGGTTTAAGCAGGTGTCAGAGGCGATTTTACGCATTGAAAATACTCTCGGCGGTGAAGTTTGTACTGAATTTGGAAATCAGGATGCTATTGCTTATGATGAATTTAGCGTTACTGTGAATATTA